ATATACTTCAAAAAATATTTACCCTTTGGAATAACACTAATATACAATTTATACATTTCTTTTGGTTGTAAAGTTTGTGTCAATGGTAATAAAGATGCAACCAATTCAACCCACTCTGGTTTCATTGAAAGGAATCGGTTAATCATAAAATTACTCCATGTCTTTAAATCTTCATCCGAAAGTTTATCAAAGTATTTAGGGTCTTGTACCGTAGTTATTGCATTAATATGGTCAAATAACTTTTGTGCCATTATTCTATGATTTTTGTTTCTTGTAACTCTTGTGGTAATAATTCATTTAAAGGTTTACCACAACTTGCACACACATATAATTCAATTGGCATAACCGAATCTTTTGGTGCACCTGTTAACAATCTACTTATTTTTTTAAATCTATATCCTGGTAAGAAAAGTTTTCCACCACATTCACAATCCATATCTCTTGCATCGTTTAAGTTAAAATTTGGTGGTAATTGATTCATTTGCTCTTGCATAATTTTTTATTTTATAATGTTTAATATTTGTATAATTGTTGACATAAATACGATTTCTTTATCAACTACCAATGCATCTTTTGAAAGTCCGTCTGCAATAGTCAAAATTGTATTTGCCACATTTCCACTTGCATATTCGTCAACTTTGTCGTATAACATTGTATACATTTCCGAATAGTCATTTAGTTTATTATCTGCTACTGCCTGTCTAATTTTCATAAACATATTTCTCTTATCGTCATTTTCTTTCAATAAGTCAATAAGTTTGTTTGCAAAGTTTGCTTCAACCATTACTCTATGGTCTACTTTTAATTCACCTTTTGCTGATTGTAATTGACAAGTGTTAAGTATTCTTCTAATATCTGGATAATATGAATTAATGACATCAGCCATATTTTTTGGTTCATACTTAATTTTTTCAGCATCCAATATCTTTGCTACCTGAACTGCTACATCCTTTTTAGTCGGAGGAGTGATTGCGAAAGATTGGCATCTACTTTGAATAGGGTCAATGATTTTCTCAATATAATTACAGGTTAAAATAAAACGACAATGTTTGCTGAATGTTTCCATTAAGTTTCTCAAAATCGCTTGTGCTCCCGGTGTCATATAATCAAACTCATCTAATATGATTACTTTGAAACCCGCAAATCCAACCGATGATGCGAAGTTCTTTACTTTTGTTCTAACAGTATCGACATTATTTTCATCCGATGCGTTGATAATCATATGGTCACATTTGATTGTGTTTACGATTAGTTTAGCAAGTGTGGTCTTACCCGTACCTGCTTTTCCGTATAACAACAAATGTGGAATATCGTTTGCATCTAAATATTGTTGAATTGTTTCTTTGATGGTTTCATTACCAACATAGTCAGCAAGTGTTTGTGGGCGGTATTTCTCTACCCATAAACTGTGTTCTTTTTTATTATTTTCGTTTGCGAAAAAACTCATAATTGTTTTATTATTTCTTGTGCTAAAATTTTATGTCCTTCAATTGTCAAATGTGTATCTGTATTTGATGTGATGTATCTTTTGAATAAACGTTGTTGGTTAATAAACATATTATTATTTTCCGCCCACTTTCTAATCATATATTCATTATCAATTGAAATTCCATATTTTTCTATTTCTTCTTTTGTTAAAATATTTTCCCACTCATTACTATGAAATATTATTTTTAATTTATTTGGATAATTTTTAAATAAAGAAACTAATTCTAAATAATAATCATATTGTATTTTATCAATATTATTGATGGTGTAATTAATAACATCTTCTGATAGGATTTTGTTTTTTAACATATACTCAATTTCATTTGAACTACCAATCCACTCATGCATATCATTTGTAAAAAATCTGCCAAAATGTGTCAATTGTATAACTACATATTCATATTCATTTATATTTTCAGTTTTTAAATCAAATAAGATTCGACCGTTCGACTTTCCATTTCTTGATTTATTATATTCATTAAATTTACCAATTGTGCAAACCAAACCACTATACCTATTATTTTTGATAAATTCGATATCTTCATTTGTAAACTTATAATGGCTCAGTCTATTATCGGAAAATATATTTAATGGATTACAATACAATTCCAAACTTTGGCCGTATGTATATGAACATCCATCAAAATATATTTTCTTCATATTATTTTCCAGTTGAACCGAATCCACCTTCACCTCTTTCGGTGTTATTTAATTCTTCCACTTCTTCAAATTGAATCGATGGATGTGGTATAATCATAATTTGCATAATCCTATCACCAACTTTGTAATTGTCTAATGCGTTATTACTTATTCCTTGTACTTTTTTAAATGTAGCCTGTATTTCACCTCTATATCCACTATCAATTACACCAACTGAATTACTTAAATGCAAGTGTGTTTTTCTGATAGATGAACGAGGGAACACCAATCCCACAAATCCTTCCGGAATTTCGATTGCAATATCCGTTCCATATGTAATAGAATCCAAAGTTTCGTTTATGATTTTTGTTGCCACCATATCCATACCAGCATCACCTTGTTTTGCATAAGTAGGAATGATTGCCTCAGGACTAAGCTTCTTTATTTTTACTTTCACTTTCTCTTTCTAATTTAGTTTCTTCTGAAATTGGTCTTGGAAATATTTTAAATTCCATTCCGTTTTGTTTAAAATTTAATGATTCACCTTCGTTTGCTAATATCTGCAAAGTCAAAGGAAGTGATTCACTACCTTCATTTTGATAACCAAATACAACAGGTTCATTATTAAAAAATTGAAAACACCATTCAGCATCTTTAATTGGTTTTGCTTCTGGAATATTTACCTCTTCTTTTGGGGATAATTCATAACCAACTTCTGTTGGGAATAATTCTAATTGTTCACTCATTTTTATTAATTTGAAATTTCTACTAAATAATATTTACAAACAAAGTCATCAATTTGGAATTCAACATTCGATAATCCGTCAGTTGAAACTTTTAATTTTGCTGATGTTGCTTCTTTGTTTGCTGTTAAGATTTCTTTCAAATACTTTGCTGAGAAAGAAATTGGTTTTACTGTTTCTGCGTAATCTTTTTGTGCAGTAAATGTAACTCGGTTTGTAGAGATAGAAGAATAACCAATTGCCATCTTCAAATCACCACCTTCGGTAAAGATTGTGAAAGTATCTACATCACTCAATGCACCTTTTGCTTTAATGAATTTATCAATCATATTAGATGCCATATCAATTGAAATACCAAAATCAGGTAATGCTTTCAAATCCGGAACAGGAGGAATAACCCCTAAATCTGCTAATTGATAAGATGTTTCAGTTTCGTCAGAAGATAACTTTAATGATACCGATTTATCACCCGCTTTATCAACTTTCAATGTTAAGTCGTTGTCTAATACACCAATCATATTTTTTAATAATGATGTTGTATAAATACCAACATTCATTGGAGTAGAAGTATAAGCATTATACTCAACCTCACCTAATAATGTTTTGTCATCTGAAATAAATCTAACCGATAACTTTGTTCCTTCTGCGTTCCACGCTACTGATTCAATAAGTCCACCTAGTGAATACTTTTGAATGAATTTTAATAAATTGTTTTTGTTCATGTTTTATTGTTTGTTTTACTAATATACGATAAATTTTTTAAAATGCAAAGAATTTCTTTGCTGTTTTTGTATCTACGGTAACTTTATCCCACTTTAATGCGTTATAAAAGTCATCCAATTTGTTTTCTAATTCTGCTTCAAATATTTTGTTTCTATCCACATAGGTTTCCACAAAGTCCATAATTTCCTTTGGGTCATTATAATCTTTGAATGCAACAGTTTCCAATCCTAATGGGTTGTCTTTAAGATATACCCACTTTACTTTATCTCCATCTCTAATAGGTTCGTGCTTATATGGACAATTGAAGAATTTTAATAATCTATTGTATGTTATTCCGGCTTTAACGTGTGCAGGTGTTCCTTTCTCAAAGTTTGCAACTGCGTCACCAGTTTTCCAACTACCATTATCATATTTACTCAATTCCTTTAATGCCCCACCCTTTGCGATTGTATTTACAGGAAGTGTTGGTAAACTTTTCTTAAATGTCAATAGAGTATCATCAATATATTCGTTGTCTTTACCCATTAGAATATCTTTCAACATTGTAGACATAAACTTTTGAAATGCTTTGGGAAATGAACTTCTAACTACATCCAATCCTTTTACATCCAACTTATCACATGGAATACCATTTTTCAAAATCATCCATTGTGCGTATCTTTTCTTAGCTACCCAAAATCCTGCTTTACTGATATATTCTTTTTTAATCTCAAATCTATGTTTCTCCTTTGGAATAAAGAAAAATCTCTCTGCCAATAAGTCGTAGAATGAGTTTAAGAATGTTTGTGTTTCAGTTGCAATGTTATCTACCTCAACTGCCATTCTCTTTTCATCAAATTGTTTATATTCTGGGTATCTATGTTTTACCAAAGGTTCTGCCATCATATAAATTGAATCGGTATCGATGTACACATTGTAATCATCGGTTGTTCCTAATTCTTTCCAATATTTTCTATTTGCCATTTCAGCCGTTTTTTTAAT